CATCAGTACCGTCAATCAGCTTGATTTCTTTAGTCTTAATAGCCATTGATTAGCTCTCCTCAACCGATTCAAAGATAAGCGAGAACGTGGTCGAGTCAACCGTTTTGCCTAGAGAGAGATTCGCGTTACCCGCTGTCACACCACCGTTTTTAAACGAGTAGGTGATATTCTGGGAAGGAATCGAGATAGTGAGATTCACTGCGAAGGGCTTATCATTCTGAGTCTGCGCCTTAACAATGTTGGATAAGGCAGCATAGGCTTTTCCGCAAGGTTCGGCAGCGATGGTCAACTTGGGCGGCGTATAGATCACGCCTAGGGCTAATTTACCATCCACAGAAGCGCGAGCTTCCAACACTGTGCGAGCTTCCACCGACATGATTCGATCCATATTGAAGTGATCCAACTGGACGCCAGAGGGATAGATTTCATCACACTGCAAAATCAGAATCGCATTTTTTGAGGTAATGTCTTTATCGTACATAATTCATATTCTCCAAAAGAAAAAAGCACGGCTATTCACCGTGCTAATACTGGCTAGTGTTCCAATTAGGTCAAGGTAGTGGCGGCCACATCAAGACACTGAATCGCGCCAGCATAGGAGTAATAGAGCTGAACTGTTGCAGGTTTTCGGTCAGCGCGCTCGTTAGGCGTTGCCTGAGTTACGCCCAGCCAATAACCATTAGTGAAAATAGCGTTCACAATATCCTGATCAGTCGTCTCGTTGAGGAGTTGTGTCTGCTGCGCATTAGAGAGGGTCACAGAGCTGTCGATAATCCCACACTTTTTAGCTTTAGCAATAGGATCACCAATCCATGCACGAATATAAGCCTCACCGACAGGATTGTTTGGCGCACGATTAATTGAGGTCAGCCCAGACATACAAGCGAGCTGAATTGCGTTTCGCAGCCAGATTGCCCCAATAAGCGTATCGATAAAGCCGTATCGCTTACTCACAAGAGCGCCACGATAGAACATCTTGAAACCTTCATTGCGAGTAGCAAACTCACCGAAATAATTCGTGCGAATATCGTCAAGCTCCTTAGCGTCCGCCTCATTAGTGATCTTGGGGCTAAGGTTGCGGGTCGACTTGCCAAACCACGTTTTGAGACCAGAAGCAAGATTCCAGTTGATTGAGGCTCCAATACCCAAAGCAAAGGCAGCGTCTGCATAACCGCCAAAAACGGTAGCTAAACAAGAATAATCAGCGCCAGTGGAGAGCTGACCTAAAAGAGTCGTCCCCTTAGTCTTATTGTTCAAAGTAGCCTGAGAGTCGTCCCAGCACACATAGATATACTCTTCACCACCACTAGAAGCCCATTCAGCAAGAGCGCGAGCCGTGCCAATATCTTTGACCTTCTGGAGGGTAGTAAACATCACAAAGTTTTGCGTGACCTTGGTGATATCCTTCATGTTGGTCACTACTTTTGCTTCCACGTTATCAAAGTAACCAATAACGAGAGCTGTTGGGATTTTCTGCTGATTGTTCTCCCCCATAAAATACTGTTGGGCGAACTTAGTTTCATCAGCTGTATCGCCAAAGGTCGCAGCGACATCAGCGGCGCTCACAAAGACTCGCGCTTTAGGAGCGCCTTCAGGGAATTTTTCGGCGTTGTTGGTGAGCAATAAGCCATTAGTCTCTAGGTCATTGCCACCGCCACTAATCACTCGCGGAGTGACTTTAACGATATAGGAAGCTGAAATAGCCATTTTTAGCCTTCTCCAAAAAAGAAAAAGCGCACTGAGGCTCCGTTGCCTTAATGCGCTGTAAGTTGATAATGTTGCAAGCGATAGTGTTTATCCCTTGTCTTGGTCGAGTAGGTCAACATTAATAATCTTGTCAATCACAATTGAATCGATTCCTTGTGTTGCAATACTCATCTTCTGCCAGTAGCCCATATCAAAGGTGACTGACCACCGACAAAGTGGCTGAGTGTCTTCCCCTTGAATAGTCGTATTCTTTGGCATTTCGCTGTAATGGATAACGACTCCAAAGGCGTTGAGGTACTCAGTGGCAAACTGGGTATTAGCCACACTCGATAGGACTGTAGCCATCTTTCTGGCTATTTCGCTATCGCTCGCGTAACAATCAATCTGTACCGTCACTTGGTAGTATCGATCTATATTGACCCTGCCAGTCTTGGGGCTAAAGTTTTCTGAGCCAGTCCCATTTTGCTGTTGCCACAAAATTGTGTTAACCACATAATTCTTTGTCTTTGGGGGTAAGCTCCCTACAGAGTCACCCATGAGAATGTGATTAGGCTTAACAAAGGACTGCAGAAGATCAGCCTCAAAGGCTTTTAACGCCTTATAGATAGACGGCACACTGTCTAATGAGAAATCCATCAAGCCTCCTTATTCTGTGTCGCTAGGTAGTCAGAAAGCGCTTGAGGGACCTCAATTTGGAGAACTAACCTCACACTCACCCAGCCCACGTGGCTGAAGTCTTCCATCACGCTATCAATGAACCAAAGAGTACCATCAGCCATTTGGACAAAATCACCGCCTCTGGCAAAAGCTCTCAGTCCAGTAAAGGGCTTGTTGAGCCAGTCTTCATTAGCGTACAAATAAGCTTTTCTGGTCACACTCTCTCGCGGTAGATGATCCGCGAAATAAAGCGCAGTAGGACTTTCTGACTGAATATTGGCTGATACCCCTGCGACAGTCTCGAAACTCTGCACAGGTCGCCCCTCATCGTCAGTACGGTAATCATCAGCCATAGAGAGCGAGCGATAAAGCGTCACTGTTTGGTCAGGGTTGACTGCTTGAATCATTCCTCTGACCATTGCGTGTAAGTTATAGGTCATTAGCCCTCCTCATCGAACCAGTACACAATACTGTTTAAGAGTCGAGTCGACTTAACCCCCGCTTCTGCTCTATTGCCAAAACCACTACCGTCAGTGGCGTGATTCATTTGCTCAGCTTCCGCCAGCGCGAGAGTCATCTCAGAACGCAAGGGAAAAGTGTCTTCTTTAGTACCTCCACGCTTGAGAGTCTCTTGAATGTCTGCTCTAGCGTTTTCGCCCAGAAAGATAAGGGCATTCTTTAATCCCCTGCGCCCATCGCCAAAATAGGTTTTTAAGCACTCCACCCAGTCAGTGGCATTAGCAGTCAGGGTCCCGCGCAAAAATGGACGTGGCGGATTGTAGAGAGTTGAGCCTTCTTTTAGCGGATAGTCAAAATTTTTCAAGAAATAGCCACGCTGTTTTGTGGTCACTGCTTGCACCCAGCCATACTCAAGGTAAGTAGCGTATTCAGCCACATAAGGATCATTGACCCCTATCATGATCGACTGATTAGGAGACTCATCATCAAGCAGAACCTCCCGCTGTAGCTCAAGGGCTAACTGCTCTCCAGTCTTATCAAATTCAACGCTCATAGCGTCTCCTTAGCCATATGGGTGAGGCTTTTTGAAGTTGTAGAGCTTAGGCACTCTACGATATGGAGCAGAAGCTAGCCAGAATTCTCTACCGTACAAAGTCGATAGCCAGAAATACTCATTGGCTGTATTGGCTGGCAATTGCTGATAACTCGCACTCACGCTGCCCTGAGAGACTGAGCTAACGATACCGCCAGCCCCAATAGCAGAGGTTGCATTTTGATGAGAAGCGACTAAGTGCGCTAGAGCTAAATACACAATGTGCTTAGCTTGATTCGGTCGATAAGGGAAATGACCTTCACCATCACCTAAAATCGACTCCAGAGTGATAAAAAGCCCCTCCAGAGTCTCGTCACTCACTCCCTTAAAGTCAGGGAAGCGAGCGCGAAATTCAGAGGAGTCTAATTTGACTTCGGTCATTCCCCTGTCTCCTTACTGCTCTTCTTTATGCTCTTCAATAGCCTTATCTTTTTCCTTATTCGGGTCGATAGGACTGAGGCCATGATCCATTTCTTTCAGTTCATTGTTAGCCTTAGCACTGTTAAAGCCAGCAACGTCACCCACTTCATAGATACAGGGGATATTGCCATTAATACCAGTGAACACGTCCATAGAGCCATACTGTTGTTTAATCGCTTCCCAGTCACTCTTGAGAATGTACTGGCACAGGGCATTACCAGCTAAAGCTAAAACGCCAGTAGCCTTGCCGCGCAGATTTTCATTCAAGCCATAGAACACGACTCGCTTAGTGGTCGAGCCTAGGTCAATATCAAAAGCGAGAGAAGTCGCAAGACACACGGCGACCGCGATAGTGTCTTCTGTTGCTACCACTGAGTTCTTTTCGTCAAAGGTCGAGCTAACCACGCCTAACTGCTGCGTGGAACCCGCCTTAACGGTTTTCTTCGGCGTGGTAGTCTTGGTGTTGGGTTTCTTGTCTTGTGGCATAGGGATTTTTTCCTTGAATAAAAAAAGGGACTCCCACACAAGGTGAGAATCCCTTAGAAAGATGATTAGGTGCTAATCTGTCGATTAGATACCTACCATGGTTGCGATAGCCTGAGGGCGATAGATAATCGCGCCAAAGGTGCCAGCCACAACCTTCTGCTTATAGGAGCTGGTAAGCGGTACGACATTCATCATGCGATAATTTTCGTTAAACGCCAATTCAGCCGTCTTCGAGCCTAACAAGTTCGGAAGGCAGAGATAGAGCATATTCCCTTCCTTCGTCTTAAGTTCAGGCACTTTCTCAATCTTCAAATTGGGGAAGTGTTCTTTCAACAATTCCTGAGCAGACTTGCCAAAAACGTTAGTGCTAGCCAATTCAGCAAAGCAGCCAGAAGGCACGCCCAACACCATCACATCGTTTTCGTCAATGTTGCTACCCACGTTTTCGAGAAGGGTACTAAAGAGCTTCAAAACGTCTTCATAGATAGCATTGGCATAAGAAGAGTTTGCGCCATGGTCAACCGTCTTCTTATCAGCCCACTTCACCTTACCGCCAATAGAGTTAGGCGTAATAGCGGCAGGCAAATTCGGGTCATTCAAAAGCCCATAAATGCGCTTACCAGCGACGCCATAGAAATAGAACTTATTCTGATAGCGCCCCAAAACTTCAGCTGCGCCCTGCTGCTTTTTCGCCACAAGGTCAATCCCTGCTTCTGCAGTCGTGGCAGCTTCCAACTGACCGTACTTGATCATGGTCGAGAAGAGATAGGCGTCACGATTCGTGAAGTCAAGGGTAGTCGTGGTGCTAGCGCCTTCGTCATCATCGTTGTAAGGCGAAACCGTACCTGCGACATCAGTCAACGCAAAAGTCTGAGTCTGAGTCGTCCAGTCACCATGACGAACAGGAGCGCCAAAGAAGTTTTGCGCCTTCATGGCCGCATAAAGCGTGTTGACCACATTCGGGTTAAGGAAGGTAGTAAACAAGACCGGCACACCAACCGTACCGTTACCAATAGCTGCGTCATTAGCTGTCAAAATACTGACGGCGCGTTTTGTGTCAAGTACATTCCCTGCCACGTCAGTGTCAACAACTGGCATAAAGCGAGCGTTCTTATACTCACTAGACACGCCGAACTTATAAGGTAAGTCTTTGAGAAAATCCGTTTTCGTTTTCATTTTCATTAGTCCTTTTCTGAATTAAGCACGGTTAGAGATGATGATCATCGCGCCTTCATTGCCACCTTGCAAAACCGCCCAGCCAGTGTCGTTAGCTGCGCCTTTTTCGCCAAAGGTAATGCCACCAGTGGCAGGATCACACAACACTGCCTGACCCACCGTAGCGGTAGCGGGTGCAGTAATCCAAAATTCACCACGCATAGCAATTGCCACATTCTGACCAGCAGGGATAACCGTATGGTCATCTTCCAACTGATACTGATGAGACAAATTGGCGGCCACAAGCCCTAAGACTTTGGCGCCAGCCTTTTTGAGGCCTGCCTTTTTGAGATCCCCAGTCTCAGCGACAGGGAAGGCAAAACGCCCGAACTTCAGCGACCCATCAGAGACATATCCAATAGGCTGATAAACGGTAAGCCCAGAGTTCAATTCCTGACCGTCAGTGCCGAACGCCGGCATATTAGAAATGGGAGTAAAAGCCATTTTTCTGTTTCTCCATTGTTATTTGAGTACTTTCTCAAAAGAATCAATCAAGCCCACACCCTGAGCAGAGTCGTTAGCGACTCGCTGGCGTGCGCGCTCTTTGTTAACGAGAGTCCAAACCGCGCGTGCGCTAGACTTTTTGACTCCCTTAGTGTCGAGTCCCATTTTCTGGAGCGCCGACAAATAGATAGAACCCGCAGAGTCCCACGCAGTGGCGCGAGTCTTCCCAATAACGCGAGCGCAGTCTTGAGCTGCTTGGAACTTTTCTTCAGCCTTCTTTTCCACGTCCCCTGCCTTCTGCTGCGCTACCTTAAAGCCACGCAAAAAAGCGCGAGCCACTTCAATATCAGCGTTTTGGAGGCCGTTGTCGCGCAATAGCTGAATGGCAGAGTCAGAGAGCTTTTCTTCTTCGTCTTCCACTTCGGAATCTGCTTCAGCCATACCAGCGCGGAAGGCTGCCACTTCTTCAGGCGTGGGATTTTCGATACCCGCTTCTCGCAAAGTAGCGATAATGTCCTCATCTTCGTCTTCAGTCGACTTTTCCTCTGGCTGAGTTTCTTCTTCCTCTTCCTCATCGTCAGAGGCCTCAACTTCTTCAGAGTCCTCTTCCTCATCTTCAGGGATCGGAGCCTCAGAATCGTCTTCGTCCTCATCGGTCACGGAATCCGTCTCTTCAGGCTGCGGGTCCTCATCTTCGTCTTCCGTATTGGCGGAAATGTCAGTTTCCTCTTCGTCAGTAGCGGTAGACGTTTCAACCTCTACTGCCTTCTTAAGCTCATCTAGAAGCTCCTGCGGAACTTTCGCAGCGGATAACTTCTGATAAACCTCTTCCAAAGAAGGGGTTTCGTCAGTCACGGCTTGCCCTTCTTCGATCTGGTCAGACTCATTGGCAGCTGGCAATTCATCGCGAGCTGTCATTTTCATCTTTTTCATATCAACTCCTTTAATTGAGTTTTCATCTTGGACACAACAAGCAGCGCCAGCGCGTCCCTCAGGAACAAGGGCTAAATGCTGCCCTCTAATGTTTCGCATGATGACGTCATAGTGTTCTCCGTCCTTCTCTCCCTTAGTAAATTCAGGGTCGTAGTAGTAAGAGAGACTCAACTCTTTCATGCTTCCGTCTTGAATGCTCCTAATCGCTTCCTTGTCAAAGACATGTAAGGAGTTTTGGAGATAGGGGTATTCAAATTTGGCTGAGTCCCCAGTCGAGCCTACTCGCGTCTCTTTGGCTGGCTCATCAGGGGTATCTCTGTTATGTAAGAACTGAATCGGGATTCCGATTACAGACTTAATCGTTTCGGGCTTTTTTAATTCCTCAGCTGGTCGATAGACGTGGTAAAGCTCATTAGGCTTTAATCCGTTTTCAACCCCATTCGGAATTTCGCGCCCATAATATGGGGCTACTTGCTCTCTGGTCAGATTCGACACATCAACGTGCAAGCGCCCATCTTTGTCTGACCACCGAACACTAAAAGGGATTCGGTCATTAGCGAGAATCGCTTCACTCATCTCTTTGATTCCTCATCGTCAGTAAACTTGGTTAATATTGGGCGGAAGGTGCAACGACAGTTGATTAACTCTCCCGGCTGCACATAGCCCATTACTTCCGTATCAAACAGTCCTTTGCCTATCTCAAAACGCTTACCGTTAAAATCCATATGAGTCTCACGGCTGGTAAACCTACCCGGCACATGAATCCATATGGCCTCAGTTATTCCTGCGTCTCGCATATTGGCTGAGCTAATCTGGTAGGTCAGTTTGTTTGTTTGATCACGCACAATCGTCTCGACTCGCTTAGGATCATCAGCCAGCGACTTGACCTGCCTTAGCTCGCGCTCTAACCACCGATAGCCTTCTGTTTCGATAGTGCTTTTTTGAATAGCCTTTTGAATGAACTTCAGCTCTCTGTAGGTCATGTTTCGGATAAGAGAGACTGTGTTGCCTACCATCGTTTCAAACTGCGCTGCTGCACTGCTCCCTATGTATTGCCTACCTACTGGAATCGTCCATTTCTGGCGCAACACCTTAGGGGAGAAGCCCGCGTCAATGAGCGCTCTTCGCTGCGCTTTAGTGATATCAAAGGCGATTGTCTTCACGTACCAAGAAGCGACAGAGCGCATATTTGGCTCAATTAGGTGAGCGAGGAAGTCTTTGTTGCTGTCGATATGCGCAGCTAGGGCTAATCGCTCTGCCTTTTTGAGTCCTTTGACAATCTCTAAAATCGTCTTTTTGACCTTCTTGACCTCTCTGGCATACTCATCCGCGGAGCGAGGGTTAGATAAGGATTGATCCTCAGCCAGCACAGGGATTTTCACTGTATGCTCGCGGATATCCTTTAGTAGGGCTAAATAAAAAGCCCAGAGAACTTTTTGAATGTGTCTCTGAGCTTTACGTCTATTCCCTACGTTAGGATTAGCACTTCTAATGGTCTTCTCTTTCTTCAATGCCTTCTCCCTTTACTGTGGGGGTTTTAGGCTGAATTTGAGGCTCCTTTGGACTCCCCATTGAGGCTCCCTGCTGTTGCGCCATCATTGCGGATAGCGGGTCCTCATTTTCTAAGTTGGGCGCATCGTCATCAGGGGAATAATCACCGTCCAGACTGCCTAAGCCCATATCCTCTTCTTTCTTCATTAACTGGCGGAATTCATCACCAGTGATAATGTTTCGGTCATAGAGTGCAGTGACCGCCCCAACCTTGGTAGCAAAAGCAGAAGCCGCCACCATTTGGTCGTCTTTGGCTAGCGGATTAAAGACAAAAGTAATGGAGGGGTCAATCTCTCCAAACTCAACCAACTGAATGACCTCTAAGCACTTTTGAATCGCTTCACGCTTTAATTCCTGCTTACTCTTGATATGGTCATAGTAGTTTTTAATATCGCTCTCACCAGTGGCGTTAAAACCGCTAGGGCTAATCCCCAGAATCTTGACGGCTGGCGTGCGGTTAATCGCTGCGATACTCTCTAAGGACTGTCTGACCACGTCAGAGACGCCCGAAACAGTAGTCTGGATATTCACAACGTCATCTTCTCTATCCACCACCACAACAGAGTTATTGTCGCTATAGCGTTGCATAGCCATTACTAAAGCGTCCATTTGTTGAATGCCATCAGCACTGCTCATGGTGTCAGACATTGCCGTTTTGACTGCCAATAGACGAACCTTATTCACTAGGTCGACTTCAGCAGCACGGCACTGATTCCAGTGCGAAACATAGTCCCAAAGAATC